TCTCTATCTAAACGCTAAACTGTTACATACCGTAACTTATGGATAAACCTACCATAAGTTACCGCTATTTACCAATCAATAATTTTGTTAAAATTCACACAAGGACGCCCCTTAAACTCAGAAGGGAAGTCATAAAAGTGTGTTACAGACATTACAGGTATATTGAAGATAATAACATTTACGCAGTCTACATAGTAAAGTTAAAAATTTTAGTTATTACCACGAACCCAGAAGGCCAAGGCGGCCTCATACATTTGCTATTTTAATTTTGCGACAGGGGCGTCCAAAAACTCAGCCGCAATTTTCTCAGCAGCTTTACGCCCAGGCACCAACTCTTCTTCGTAATCAATTCCCAAACAGCGCCTAACCATACCCTTAGTTATTTCATCAGCGTTGCGATAAGAAATAATTATCCGCTCCTCGTCTGGCGAAAAAACAAATGGTTCTGAAGCAGATTCTACACCTGTCCTGACCGACTCATCACCATTTAGTGGCCCTCCAGTTATTAAGTAGTCTATGGTTACATGAAAGTAATTAGCAACCTTTTGGAGCTTTTCTAAGTTAGGAGAAGTACCGTTTCTCCATTTCCCAATAAGACCACGTCCCAACCCCAGCTCGCCTTCGAGGGCAGTTATTGAAATATCTTTATCCTCACACAATCGAAAAATGGTTTCGTAAAGCTTCATAATTTCTCACCTAAAATTAAGTAGAAAAAAATCTACAAAAACTATTGACAAAGTAGAAAGTTTTAGGTATATTGTAGCTAAGATAGAAAACTTTCTACAAAACTAATTAACATAATTGATTAAAAAAATGTCAAACACATTATAGATTATTTTCTATAAATAGTCAACGTGGTTGAAGGAAAAAACGAAAAGAGAGGGGGGAACGAACATGATTTATAGCAATGTTAAAAAAATTTGTGATGAAAGAAAAATTAGTATCGCAAGTCTTGAACGAGCGATAGGCCTTGGGAATGGAACGATTAGTGGTTGGAGAAATTCAAGCCCAAGGGTAGATATTTTAAAAAAGGTCACAGACTATTTCGAGGTATCGCTGGAATACTTTTTAGATGATGAGGGAGAGGAATAAAATGACATCATACCCTTTGAGAACAAACAGAAAGGAGAGCTTGAAAAATGAAAGAAGCAATACTACCAACCTTATTTATAACATTGGCAATTTCAGCAATAGTGTCTGGTGTAATACTTATCGTTATGATAATAAGAGATGAAGTAGAAAGACGAAAAAAAACTAAACTGGGGCGTAAAATCTTAAAGAATAAAGGAGAAATAAAATGGGCGTTTGATTCTATGGAAAGACGCTTGCGTGCGGTAGATAGAATGCAAAGAGAAATTCTAAAGACTTACAACCCGATATATTGCGAATTAGTTATGGATACTGTTGAAGATTACGAAAAAGCAGTAGATAAATTAGCCTTTCTGCGAAGTAAAGCAGAAGGCCTTGATGGCCAAATGGAAGAACTATATAGCTATTTAATGGAAGGCAACATAAAGAGCGACGAACAAAGAGATTAAGGATATAAAAAACGAAGCCCAAGCCATTTTTCTGGAAAAGGAATTGTACTTCAAAGAATCGTTAAGCTGCTTTTTATAAAGGTCATCAAATTCTTTGCGATATTTAAAGTCTTCCATATATTTTCTGCCTTCTGCCGTGATTTGATATTTGGCGGAATAAGAAGACGAATCGCAGATAATGCAGTTATAAAAAATAAGATCCTTTATATGCTTTTTAATCGCTTTAGCCTCAGCATCATGCTCTTTCTTAAACCCATTTAGAAAATCGGCTTCGCTTATAGGGTGATCGCTTTCGTCAAGATATTTTAACAATGAATATTTGATTTCGTTCATCGCTTTTACCTCCCCTACAAGGATAACATGAAAAGAGGAAGTTGAAAAGAAGAAAGAGATTATGAGACCGCCAGAATAGGAATAGGACAAAACCAAAATAAAAACACGCCGGTTATATGACAAGCAATATAAAACATAGGATAGAAGAAAGAAAGGAGATATAAGCATGGAAATAAAAAATACTGTAAGTGCTGAAAGGGTAGCTGAGCTTTTATCTCTTTTGTTATCCGATCAATATGGCATGGAAATAAAGATAGTGCCGAAGAAAAGTGAGAATGAGGAATGAATACATATTATCAAAACTGCCCGTTTCCTAAACCAATAAATAAAAAAAAGAAAAAGAAGGCTAATGGGTATAAGGACAAGCATAACCGCTGCTGTTATTACTGCGGAACCTATGGGGCAGAACGTCACGAGGTGTACGGAGGCCCCAACAGACAAATAAGTATAGACAACGGGTTCCAGGTAGATCTGTGCATGAACTGTCACAGAGAGATTCAGGACAATATAACTGAATGGGCGCAGAAGCAAAATAGAATCTGGAGAAAATTTTTCCAAATTAAATATGAAAGAGAATTGATGAGAGAAGGACTATCACCCGAAAGGGCAAGAGAGGCCTGGATAAGTCTAATAGGAAGGAGTTATCTATGAGCAGCGAAACGAAAAAAGAGCATATAAAAAATAATCGAAATAAAATAGGAGACTTCGGAAAAAAGAAAATAAAAGGATATAAGGTGGTTAAGAGAACTGAAAAAGGCTGGGTTATTCAACCAATTCCAAAATGAACATCTTTTTAATCTTGGCGTAAATCCTGTTTACCTCAAGCAAAGATTTTTCGGCATTTTTATGGCGTTTAGAAGAAGAGGGAGAGGTTTTGCGGACATAAGACAAATGCTCGCGATATTCGAGCAATGCGTCTCTAATGAAAAAAGCCTCGTCTTCGCTAAAGGAAAACTCACCGTCAGAATCCAGCTTGTCATAAATAGAGTTATATACAGCCTCTGCAGAATTCTCGATATTTTCAGAGAAATCAATAAGCTCATCAAGAGCCGGCTGGAGCATATAAAAATAATCAATAGCATCTAATATAGTTTTCACATTATTAGGAGAAAAAATAAAGTTTGCCATAGCATTTACCACCTTTCAAATAGCAGTTTAGCAGAAAGAATTTAAAAAAGCAACAGGAGGAATTACCTATGACATATACAGAGGAACGAAGAAAATATGAGTTTATCAAAAACTTGGAACTAACTTTATTTCTCGACAAAGGGAGAAACGACATCGAAGGAATCGACTACATATATGACCGGGAGTTGGAAGATGAAATTATTACAATTACATTTTGCGGCGGTGGCGAAAAAAGAATTTTAGCCACCGGTAACAGTAATGGGGCCAACCTAAAAGAGATAGTGAACGCCATATATAAGGGGGCCTGAAGAATGTCGCAGAGGGCAGACAGAATAAATGAAATTCCTCACATGATAATGGAATTGAAAAAAGAAAGGACTAATGCGGTCAAGAAAGACTGGATAGGCGCCGCCGCCATGATTCAAAAGCAAATTACGGATTTGGAAAAAGAATTTAAAGAAATATATGATTCATTCGGAGAGAAAAAATGAAGAAAAAGAAGTGGAAAATTAGAGAGAAAAGCCTTTTATGGTATTTTAAAGAAATCGCGACAAGCCTGTGGATTTTCGTAATCATTGGAATAATGATATTGGTTATAATTGCGTTTTCACACCCGCCGGTAGACGCGGCGGAAGGAATGACGGAAATAGCCGCCGAAATCAAAGAGGAGCCGGCGGACAAGCTGTACGACGTACCGCTGGAATCTGATTTGCAGATACATATCAATGATTTATGCGAAAACTACGGCATAGATATGCCCCTGGTGCTGGCCGTTATAGGACAAGAATCAGGCTATGATCCAGCGGCGGTGGGAGACAATGGCAATAGCATAGGACTAATGCAGATTCAGCCCATGCACCACCGGCAGCGCATGGACAGACTGGGAATAACCGACCTATTAGACCCATATCAGAATGTGACCATAGGAATAGACCTACTGGCGGAACTAATAAATGAAGAAAACGACATAGAGTGGGCAGTGACGGCCTATAATGCCGGAAAAAGTAAGGCGGATTTTAATAGATCTATAGGAGAAAGAAGCGAATACACCCAAAGCGTAATGATATTAAAAGAGGAGATGACGATATGAAAGACGAAATAATGACATATGAAGGCGTATGCAGATATTGTGGTCAGATAATACCAGTTTTGGCAAAAACACAAGAGGCGGCAGATCGATTGGCAAGCGAAGAATGTGATTGTACAGGTGCAGACGCCAAAAAGAAAAAAGAGGCGGTCGAAAAAAATGCAGAACTAATCGTAGAAAATAAAGACGAAGATATCATGAATATTTTAAGAGCTGCGGGAATGATGATTTTAGGAGGCCAAATCAACCAGCTGACTTTAAATGTCGGAGAAGTAAAATACAAAGTTGGAGAAAATAGCAAGGGACAGATAAAGTTTACAAGGACTAAAACAAAACAAGAGGAGCTACAAGGATAATGCTACACGAACACATATGTGTAATCTGTGGCGGCACATTTTACTCAGACCGCCATACAGCCTTCACCTGTTCAGAACAATGTAGGCGGGAACGGCAGATAATGACTAACGCTATAAAACGGGAAGGCTGAAAGGATGAAGTGATTATGAAAAAGTATATGGTTTATTTGGATGATGGCAGGGATTGTTATAAAGTGGCTGTTCCCGCTGCAAACGAAAAGGCAGCAAGAAAGTATGTTGAAGGTAACGGTGAAGTGATTGCTGTAAAGGATATTACAGATGATTACCCAATCAGCCTTGATAAAGTGGTACAGGCTTTGAGAAACGCACAGTTCGGACAAACCGAAATTGATCTTATCACAAGATGCTTATCCTTCAACGATATAGCGGAATAAGAAAATATGAAAAATAACAGGATATGAGGAGACCATATGAGGAGTAACCTAAAAAAAGCCCGGCAGGAGGCCGGGCTAACACAGCAAGCAATGGCCGATAAGCTGGGCATTAGCCTGAGATATTATAAAAAAATTGAGGCTGGTAAAATGCTTGGGAGCATTTTTGTCTGGGATACCCTTGAAGATATCACAGGAGTTAATCAACGTAAACTCCGTGAGATTTCAGCCACTCATCCCGGCCGAGAAGCCAGTCGATAGACACATCTAAGATATCAGCTATTAAAATAAGAGTATCAAGAGAAGGAGAGGTGTCACCACTTTCATATTTCCGGTAACCCCGAATTTGCATATTAAGATGGTTCGCCATATGTTGTGCAGTAATCCCCTTAGATTTACGAGTTGAATTTAAGCGTTTTGGAAACATAATAAAAAACCTCCTAAAAAGTACTTGACGGTGTCTTAATAATACACTAAAATAAGGATGTAAATAAGTGTCTCAACAAGACACCAAAACGAGGAGGAAAAGCAAATGAGTAAAGAAGAAAGAATAAGAGAGATCAAAGCAGAGATGAGTAGACTGGGAAGCGAACTTAGGAGTTTAAGCCATGCCCAAATAAAGATCAAAGAAAAGCTGACATATCCGGTAATAAATTTTAAAGGGATTATAGAAGACAGGTATATCGACACTGCAAAGATGGTCGATACAATCAGATTGGTACTAACGCCTGAATGGCAAAAACCTGAAGGACGTATGGAATGGACATACATGAAAAAAATCAGGGATTTGACGCCGGAAGAATATGAGGCTGTCTGTAGTTGTGCCAATGAGTGCATAGAAATAATCATGAAATATGATAAAACGATTCACCCGGGCGGAATCGCCATCGGAGAAAAATATGAAGACAACTTTTATAGAAAAGTCAGCTGCGAGAACTGAGTTTCTCCTTAAAATTTAATACATACACGGTATGGCGGGCGCCGAAAGTCCCGCCCCAAGAGCACCGGTGGGCCTGCGAAAATGAAAAAACAGCGGTTACCCAGCCGTTAGTGGGCAGCTCTAAACGAGAAAAAAGACGGATAATTTCTCGAAAATCCCAAAGATAAACGGTTTGCGACAAGAGTAGCAATCTTGGCCGGGCGGGGCAGTTCCATCAGACGGCCATGAGCCTAACTGTCTGGCTACTTTGGGAAAAAATGTAGGCGAGCCCATCAAAGAATGGGCGAGGACCCAAAAAAAGGCAAGGAAACAAAATTCAATAAGGATAATTATGGTAGTAATAGAGATTGCATGAACCTTGCCGAAAAAAGGGCGGAGAAAAAATACAGAAAGGAAGCCTTTTGATTTTATAACTCCGCCCTTAAGAAAAAAGGAATATATTATGAGATTTATAGATTTTTTCTCCGGAATCGGAGGATTCAGGTTAGGAATGGAAATGGCCGGCCATGAATGCGTCGGCCACTGCGAAATAGATAAATTCGCAAATAAATCATACATAGCAATGCACAGTCCAAAGGAGAGTGAATGGTATGCAGATGACATTAGAAGAGTTAACCCCGGAGATTTGCCAAAAGCAGAAGTGTACTGCTTCGGATTTCCATGCCAGGCTTTCAGTATTGCTGGAAAGCGAAGAGGTTTCGAAGATACAAGAGGCACTCTCTTTTTTGAAGTCATGCGGCTGGCTAAAGTCAGAAAGCCTGATATATTATTCGCCGAAAATGTCAAGGGCCTTCTCAGCCACGAGGGGGGGCGAACATTCGGAACTATCATCAGAACGATGGATGAACTGGGGTACGATGTCGAATGGCAGGTATGTAACAGCAAAAACTTCGGAGTGCCCCAGAACCGGGAAAGAGTGTTTATTATCGGACATCTTAGAGGACGAAGTTTCCGAAAAGTATTTCCTTTCAGAAACGGCAATAAAGAGGCTGATAACCTACAAAGACAAGAAGCTGGAACCATTACAACAAGGACGGGCGAAGGGACAGCAGTCGGAACATATGTTGTTGAAAATAAACAGCATGCGAAAATTAAACAAATAGGCAACTGTATGCCCACCAAGAAACGAGATAATCCCAATCAGGGAAGAGTTTACGATATAAACGGACTGAGCCCGTGTTTAAACCAGGGTAGCGGCGGAGGCAGATAACCATATATTGCATATGGTATATATACAGAAACCAGCGAGAAATTTAAAAGACCGCCAATCGCTAATATAAGCCGCACATTAAAAGCCAATAAGCATGACGCGGGCGTTATCTATCCTGTGTCATCAGTAGAATTTTTGAATAAAAAACAAAATGGCAGACGAATAAAAGGAAACGAAGAGTCAATGTTTACATTAACTACGAAAGACAGACATGGCGTATTTGAAGAGGAAAAGCAAAAAATCAGAAAATTAACGCCGAAGGAGTGCTTTCGCCTCCAGGGGTTCCCAGACGAATATTTTGAGAGAGCAGCTGCCGTAAACAGTGACAGCCAGCTATATAAACAGGCGGGAAACAGCGTGACTGTAAATGTGATTTACGAAATAGCGAGGAGATTATGTTAGAACAATTAAATATCGCCGGATTGAATAGGGTAGAGGTAGCCATAAAACGACTACGGACATTTCTAATGCTCTCAGAACGGGCCAAAGCAGGAAAAACAACTAAATGGAAAACACCAGAGGAAGTTATGGCATGGTGGTTAGATTACTGAAGGTGTGATAGTAAACACGGTTTATAAATCAGAGAGGAAATTATGAGAATAATAAGGGTATTCCCTAAAAGAACAAGTTATACACCGATTGACGATTATGTCTTTATCGGAATGCCTCCATTGAAACCCTTTATCCCTCTACGAGGCCGGAGCAATGCCTTTTATGCAGCTATATCGAGACTTTTCAGACAAAAAGACGGAATATTCGGTCGAATGGAATAGATTTGCTCGTCAGTGGCAGCGGCCAGCGGCCATAGAAGCACACATGAAAAGAGGGACTGATTTTAGAGACTTCAGTAAATAAGGAGGAATAAATGACAAACTTTGAAAAATATAAGGACGAAATATTAGAAATGGCCAGAGAAGGACATTCCTTGGCGAAGAAAGCCGGTAAGCTAACTGAATGTTCTAAAATAAGATGTGCGGATTGTGATTTTGTCCATAATTGCAGGGCGAAATTTATTAAATGGCTATACGCCGAACCGGCGCCTACACTGACAAAACGGGAACGCACATTTTGTGAAATAATGGGAGAAGGATATATCGCAAGAGATGAGGACGGAACCCTTTTTTATTCTCAAAACAGAAGAACCATGGGCAGTAGAAGACCTTTTAAAGCTGGAGGTAGAAGAATGCGACTAATAGACGCAGATAAGTTGGTAGAGGGCAGAGATGAGAAAGACCCTGTAAGAATAGCGGCAATGAATGAACCAACATTTGTATTTTCAATGATTGAAGAAGTGTATGATAGGTCTTATCTAATGGAATGGTCGAAGGAAAGATTGGTCGACTATGCAATAACGCTTGCATATAACAACAAGAGCTTTCGTGAACAAATAAATCAGCAATATATAAACTTTCGGAAACTACTGAAGGAAGCAGAGGCAAAAGAATGGATACCATGCAGCGATAAACTACCACCGGATAATAAAATAAATCCTGTAACGCGTGATTTCTGCAAATATTTAGTAACGGTAAAAATAGGTGATATTTATGACGTTCGGTGTTACGCCTTCGGCCGCGGCCAGCCGAGGAAATAAATAAAAAAGAAATCAGCTCAGATGAAGCGTCACTTAAGGCTGTTTATAACAATTTAGAAATAGCAATGTGCATTTTAAATGCCATGATTGGGGAAAACGCAAGGGGACAAGCTGAAATAAACGATATGGACGAACGACACACGATAAGAGTAGACGAACGGACAGAATACAACGCAATATACTGCTCAGTATGTGGAGGAAGATGCAATGACAACTTTTTAAACTTTTGTCCGGGTTGTTTCACAGATATGAGAGAGGAAGAAAATGGCGATTAAAAATTATACAACGACTAAACACCCACTTGAGAGTATAGGTGAAATACAAGCAGCTCTGGCTAAAGGTGGAGCCAAGAAAGTGATGATTGATTATGACGAAAAAGGAGAACCAAAAGGCCTTGCTTTCGCAATAGAAACCGATAGAGGTTTTATGGGGTTCCAACTTCCCGCAAATGTAGACGGGGTCTGCGAGGTTTTTAAAAGACAAAAAATTAAAGCTGACATGGAACAGGCAAAAAAGACCGCATGGAGGAATGTGCGTGATTGGGTTCTTGCCCAAATGGCATTTATTGAAGCGGGAAACGCGACATTGCAAGAAGCGTTTTTACCATATTTGACTAACAAGGAAGGGCAGACGCTCTATCAAGTCTATATTAGCGGGCAGTTATTACTTGAATAATAAGGAGGCAAAAAATGAGTAAAGCGGAATACATAAATAAAGAAAGCCTGTTAAACGGAATATATAACCGGCAAGATGATAAAGATTTCGATTTGATGTTATATATCGCTCAATTTCCGGTACGTAAGCACGACAGCTTTCTGGACCTTGTAGGTAGGCTAAGAGAGTTATCAGAAGACGAATTAGAAAGAGCCAATAAACATTTCTCGACATTCCATTCATACCATGAGGGTTTAAGCGTAATAGAAGAAGAAATATGGGAAGCTAACACAGAAACAAGTAATTTATCGGACTTACATCTAAAACTAAAAAAGAAGGTATTTATGGACGAAGACAATAAAAAGGGGATTTGCATACCTATGAGAGATACGGCTTTAAAGGCCGCCGCGGAACTCCTACAAGTAGCGGCTATGTGTCAGAAGATGATAGACAGCGAATCAAAATGGAAAGAAAAAGATTATCAAGTCGGAAAGGATAAAAAATGAGTGAAGAAGTTATTAAAATATTGGACAACCTTGGAGAAAAATTCGGAGTCGCCATTGATTGGACATCTGAAAACATAGCCCCATATTTAACAAAATTACATGAACGGGCAGAAAAATATTTAATTGTCACCTCCGTTATATGGTTCATAATGACCCTCGCCTTATTCGCGGCGAGCCTGTTCGCGATAATAAAAATTACTAAATGCGTGAATCGCGACTCAAAGATTGGGACAAGGACTATATGGTTTGACAGCTATGGACGTTGCGGCTCAGGAGTTTCTTTTGTATG